TTGAAAGATCAAAACTTTAGCGCAATGCGTAAGTGGGTTGCTGATTTTGGTAGCGATGACCCTGCAAAGATCTATCGTAAGATCTATGATAGTCTTTATGATATTATGGATAAGTCCACCATTCCGAATGCTGTTTTGATTCTCGCCAAGTATCAATATCAGGCAGCATTTGTTGCTGACCAGGAACTGAACCTCACCGCATGTCTAACTGAAATGATGGTTGAGTGTAAGTTCTCATGAACTATCAAAAGCACTATGATGCTCTAATTGAAAGAGCAAAAAATAGATTGCTTGAGGGTTACTGCGAGCGACATCATATTATTCCCAGATGTATGGGTGGGAATAATGCTGCGAATAATCTTGTTGATCTGACAGCAGAAGAACATTATGTTGCGCATCAATTGTTGGTGAAAATATATCCAGATAATTCCAAATTGGTATATGCTGCTCATATGATGACTGTTGCACCGCGCTCATCTGGTAGTTTCATTAGAAATAATAAACAATATCAATGGATCCGAAAAAAGATGGCTGAGATTTATGCAGGCGAAAATAATCCAGCTAAAAAACCACAAAATCGTAAAAAACTTTCTATTGCTATGAAAGAAAGATTAGCAAAAAATCCTGAATCCAATCCAATGAAGAACGAAGAGATTAGAGATAGGCATAAACAAAAAATGAATTTGTTATTTTCTGGAAAAAATAATCCAACACATCGACCTGAAGTTCTTGAGAAGATGTCTTCCTCGATGATTGAATTTTATAAAAATAACCCAGAAGCCAAAGAAACCATCAGCCTCCAAAGGAAAGAATGGCATAAGAACAATCCAGATAAACATCCTTCAAAAAATAAAGACACTCGTGAAAAGATGTCGAATTCTCTCAAGGAAACTTATAAAAATAATCCAGAACTGCGCATGAAGAGGAGCATTGCTAGAAAGGAATATCTGAAGAATAACCCAGATGCAATTAAACCTCTTATTGCGGCTAGAAAAAAAGCAGCAAAAACCGTGAAATGAGATCGAACAATGGCTGACCTGTTCAAAGAAATCATTCCGTCTATCCTCCAGACGAAGGAATATGCACTTCTGACTGAGCAGGACGAAAAGTCATATTCAGCATTTATGGTTAATAGAGCATTGTCTTTCCACAGGGACACTGTTTTACTGGCTAATGAAATGAACAAATTTACAACCCTGGACAATAAACTCAAATATGATTTCCTTATAAATATTGTTAGAGCCCAGAAACGCCAATACAGTAAATGGCACAAAAAGGCTCAAAGTAGTGATTTGAGTGCTGTCAAGGAATACTATGGTTACTCCGACGCCAAGGCTGAGGAAGCATTAAAGATTCTATCTGACGACCAAATCTCTGAGATAAAAAAACAATTATATAAAGGTGATTGAAATGGTCGACAAATTGGTAGAAGTCAGATTAAAGAAACAGGACGATTTCTTAAAAGTCCGCGAGACTCTCACTCGTATTGGTGTAGCAGCAAAGAAAGACAATATTCTATATCAATCCTGCCACATACTCCATAAGCAAGGAAAATATTATATCGTTCATTTCAAAGAACTCTTTGAGTTGGACGGTAAGCCAAGCAACATGTCTGATAATGATGTGCAGCGAAGAAACACAATTGCAAATTTGATGGCTGAATGGGATTTGGTTGAACTGGTCACTCCAGAGAAAACAAAAGACAACGTTGCACCATTGAGCCAGATTAAAATCCTGCCATTCAAGGATAAGGCTGACTGGCAATTAGTTTCGAAATATACGATTGGAAAGAAAAAGAAAGAGGTGTAAATTTGTGATTACATTAAATGTGTATCGACTTCGTGATGATTTTGAAATGCCGATTTATGGCACTTCGCTCTCTAATTGTTTTGACCTTTCTTTCCAGCCTACTACTGATCAAGTAACTGGTTATGATAAGTATAACAATCCAATTACTCAGAAGATAAACAACTTCGGAGAGATCTCGATTTATCCAGGAGATCGCCTGTTAATTCCCACAGGCTTGATCTTTAAAATCGAAAAAAGGTTTACAATAGAAAATTTCGCCGATATCTATGGCGCAATGTCGCCACCATTGCAAACTTACAGCATTCGCCTTCACCCTCGTTCTGGATTGTCTCTTAAGAGAGGTCTAGTGCTCGCTAACTCGGAAGGCATTGTTGACGTCGATTATCAAGAGCAAGTTTATGTACTCTTAACAAACATTTCTCAAATGGGACAAGTTCTCAAGAAAGGAGAAAGAATTGCTCAGGCTGAGGTGATCAGCAATGAAAAGGTGGAATTTATAGTTCTAACGAATCCACCTGAAAAACACTCTGAACGATCTGGCGGATTTGGTTCAACTGGTGTATAAATAAAGATGGAATGCCCATCTGGGGTTCCATTTCTATAAACTTGCTTATTAAAGGAGTTACAAAATGACTAATATCACTGCACTCACATCCGCATACTTCGATCGTCTTCTGCCAACCGCTCTTGGGTTTGAGAATTCGTTCGCTGCTCTCGACAATGCGGCTCATCTACTTACGTCATCTCAAACTGCATTTCCTCCAGTGAACATCGTCAAGAAAGACGAATACAATTTCATCATTGAACTTGCAGTTGCTGGTTACAAACAAGATGAGATTGAAATCACTGCTGAGAGAAACTCTCTCAAAGTCACAGGCAAAAAGGCAGAAGAAACCGAACGCAACTATCTCGTAAAGGGTATTGCTGGTCGTAAGTTCTCTCGCCAATTTGTTTTGTCTGATACAGTAGTGGTTCGTGACGCCGCTCTTGCTGATGGCATTCTTTCTATTGAATTAGAAAATGTCATTCCTGAAGAACAGAAGCCACGTAAGGTAGAAATTAAATAACCATTGAGATTATATTATGATTCGTGATGAACTATCGTGGGATGAATTGTTTATCTTACAGGCTGCTCTGATCTCTCAGAAAAGCAAGGATCCGTCGACAAAGGTGGGGTGTGTAATCGTCAATGATGATAACGTCATCTTGTCGACGGGTTTTAATGGATTCCCTCGCGGAATCGAAGAAGATTGGAATGATCGTTGGAAACGTCCAGAAAAGTATCACTGGGTCGAACATGCTGAACGCAACGCAATCTTCAACGCAGCACGTGTTGGCGTCTCACTCAACAATTCTCGCGCGTATCTAAATTTTGAACCAAAACCATGTGCTGAATGCACACGCGCATTGATACAGGCTGGCATCAAGGAAGTCATCGGACCAAACCGACCATTCACAGGTAAGGGTGCAGGCAAACATTACTCAATAGACCATGCCGAAGTTATGCTCCGTGAAGCAGGAGTCCGTGTACGCCGATTTGACCTCCCCCCAGAACTAGGCTACCCTCCAGAATAGGACCGCTGCAATAGGATTGCAGGAGGTTCCAGGGATTGTGCAAGTTATTGATTTTATTAGAGTTTTTACTACTTTACTTTTCGACCGAAATCGGCGATAATAATAGTATGGAAATGCGAAATGAAATCAAAGTAGGTGACGTCGTCAAGTCTCTTGACTTCGTTGGTGTCAATAACTGTTACTATGTTGGTCTCGTGACCGCTGTCCTCAGCGACGGTACGTTCCGCGCCACGACTCTCAAGCGTGTGTGGCAGGGCGAGTTGCAAGGCAAGCCGAGCAAAATCAAGTTCACCGAAACTTTCGTTGCTCCGCTCCCTGGTCATCATTTCTTCGATGACTTGGCTGAGACCAAGGGTCGCGAGCCTCGCGTGCAGGTGGTGGCGTAATGACTAGCAATAATTCTCTTGCTGTTGAGGCTGCGAATCTTGTTTCAAACGTTGATCAATTGATGATTCACGAGATTCTCTATGAGGCTGATTCAAGCACGATTTATTCTGCTGCTGAACGTCTTGAGCGTGCGCGCAACATCCTGCTGACGTTGGGTGATCGTGTGTATCGCGATGAGCGCAGATCACATACTATTGACATTATCAATGGGGTGCCGTTCTAATGGGATACTTCAAGAATCTTGAAACTGATGTCATTGAGATGCACTCTCGCGATGG